ATTAACTGTTGAACAGCCCCCCTGTTCACGCTGCATCCTTGTTCCCCGATGGCTGGAGCAACGACAGGCAACCGCTTAACTTCACCAACACCCACCAGTAACGGCAAGCATCCCGGTGGTCGGCCCAAGATTGTATTCGACCTTGATTTGGTTGAACGGCTTGGCGGGCTTAACGCTACCCTTGCTGAAATGGGGACTTTACTTGGCTGTTCTCACGATGTGATTCAACGCCAAATGAAGGGCGAGGATAGTCAGTTTCGCGTTTCCTATGAAAAGGGAAAGGCCAAGCTGCAAACTTCTCTCAAGCGCAAGTTGGTTCAGCAAGCCCTTGAAAATAATAACGTGGTCAGTCTTATCTTCGCTCTGAAGAACGTCTGCCAGTACACCGACCGTGCCGAGGTTAACGTGGAGCACTCCGGGCACATCGCCAGCGAGAAGCAGTTGGTAGTCCAATGGAGGGAGATGCTCGGTGCTCCCAGCCCTGAAAATAACTGAATGACTAAAGCGGAACGCGCAAAAGCCCTATTCAAGTTGATGCTGCCCTACCAGCAAAGGTGGGTTGCGGATACTTCGCGTTTCAAGATTTGGCTAAAGTCACGGCAGATAGGTGGTTCACTTGGTTCAGCCTTTGAGGCTGTCGCCAGTTGTGTGGACAAGGCCAACACCGATTGGGTGGTGCTGTCAGCAGGCCAAAGGCAGTCGGAGGAATGGATGCTGAAGGGCAACAGGGTTGCGAGGGTTGTGTCTGATGCAATGGATTTACCCAAGCCTGACTGTCGAACCAGCGAGGTGAGGTTCCCCAATGGCTCAAGAATCCTTGCTCTCCCAGCTAACCCGGACACCGTGCGTGGCTATTCAGCCAACCTAGTGCTGGATGAGTTTGCCTTCCACGAAAGGCCCGACCGCATCTACGAGGCCATTTACCCAGCCATCTCTAACCCTTTGAGGGGTGAGCTAAAGCTCCGCATCATCAGCACCCCGGCAGGGCGCAACTCCAAGTTCTTTGAGATATGGAACAAGTCGGAGGAACTGAACTTCGTAAGGCATAAGACAACCATCCATTCAGCAATCGAGGAAGGGTTGCCAATGGATGTTGAGGCTTTGAAGATTGGGCTGGATGACCCAGAAGCTTGGGAGCAGGAATATGAATGCGAGTTCGTGGATGCTACCAATGTCCTGCTGCCTTACACCCTCATTGACGAATGCGTGAGCGACGAGGCGACCCTAGATTGTGAGGAGGAGAATGGGAATGCTGTTCGCTTTGTGGGCATAGACATTGGGCGCAAGCATGACCTGACCGTAGCGTGGACGCTTGAAAAGGTTGGCGATGTGATGTGGACAAGGGAGGTTCTGGTTCTCCGAAACACCCCGTATCATTTGCAGGAGGAGCTTCTGGCTGACCGTATCAACAGGGCAACCCATGCTGCCATTGACTCAACAGGGATTGGCAATGCGATAAGCGAATCCTTGGCCAAGCGGTTTGCCTTTAAGTTAGAAGAATGCACCTTCACGCAGGGGTTGAAAGCTAAGATATTCCCCGGTTTACGCAGGGCATTCCAAGAGCGGGGCTTGAGGGTTCCAAGGGATAAGGCCATTCGGGAGGATTTACATTCGGTCAATGAGTTGACCACGCCGGGAGGAAACAAACAGTACAGAGCGGTGAGGCGTTCAGATGGTCACGCCGATAGGTGTACCGCATTGGCTTTGGCCAACTATGCCGCTCTGTTGAACCAAGGGTCTGGAGCAATCCAAGAGACCAGTAACATCATGCTTGGCAGGGCGAAGCTGTCAGGGTTAAGGCCCACATTGGTATGATTGCAGAATTAAGTAACCGCTTCGGGAAACTGTTTAGCGCCAAAAAAGGGCCGAACGGATCATCAATCGGTAAGAGGGTTATTGCGCCCAACAACCGTGACCGGATGGATAGTAATTCGCTGGGGAGCAAGCAATCCCCGGCTAATGTAATTGCTATACTCCGCGCAGCCCTGAGCGGGGATATTCGGCAGCAATACCAAGTCTACGAGTTGATGGAGGACTCATGGGCTAGGCTGGCAAAGAACCTTCACGAACTGAAAAGCGCAGCGGCAGGGGCAACCTACACCGTTATGCCATTCACCGAGAGAGGGGAACGCCCAACAGACTCAGCGCAGGAAAAGGCAGACTTTGTTCAGTACGCAATTGATGGGTGGAAGGGCAATCCGATTGACGGAACTAATGGCTTCCGTAATGCCATTTACGATTTATGCGATGGGGTGGGTAAGGGATTCAGCGTGCAGGAAATCCTTTGGGAGATGAAGCCAGAGGGAATATGCCCTAAATCAACTTACTTCTGCCACCCTCGCTACTACTCTTTCCCCTATGACAAGGCCGACCTGATGCTTTCCCCCCAAGGCGATGGGGTCTATGAGGAGTTCCCAAGGAACAAGTTTATCGTCGGCATCTACAAGAACCGTTCAGGCAACTCAATGGGCTACGGTTTGTTGAGGCAATTGGCTTACTGGTGGAGTGGTCAGAACTTCTGCCGTGATTGGTTGCTTAACTTTGCTCAAGTGTTTGGTCAACCGTTGAGGTGGGCGACCTATGACCCCGGTGCTGCTGCCAACATCAAGAACGACATTGCTGATATGCTGGAGAACATGGGTTCAGCGGCATGGGGAGCGTTCCCGGCAGGGACACAGGTAGAGTTCAAGGAGGCAGGGAAGTCAGGGCAGGACAACCCTCAAAGCTATTTCATTCAGATTGCAGACAAGCTGTGCGACATCACAATCCTTGGCCAAACCTTAACGAGTGATGTGGGGGATTCTGGAAGCAGGGCTTTAGGCGAGGTGCATGAGGATGTTCTCCGCTCTCGTTTGCAGGATGTTTGTGATTGGTCAGCGGATGTGATGAACGAACAGCTTATCACCTCGCTATGTGAGTTGAATTACGGCAACACGGATGAGATGCCCAAGCTTGTCCCTGACCTTGCTGGGCCAAGTGACCCTGTGCTTGAGGCGCAGAGGGATCAGATACTTTTAGGTAACGGAATGGATATGCCCCGTGAATGGTTTTACGACAGGCACGACGTTCCTATGCCGCAGTCAGGGGAGGACATCATTGCGCCTCCAGAGCCTTCCCTGATGCAGCCACCTATGTTCGCCAAGGAGGGCGTGGTAGAAGCCGCACAAAGGGCAGAGCCGGGGCCAAGGGACAAACTGCTTAACAATGTGATGGAGGATATTACGGGAGTGAGCGAGGCGTGGCTTGCCCCGGTGAAACCCGCCTTTGTTCAGTTGGTGAATAAAGCAATGGATGATTCCGTTACAGATGAGGACTTTGTGAGGGCAATTGCCAAGGCGGCAAACACGATGCCTGAACTGTTCGACAAGTTGGACACGAAGGTTTTGCAGGACGCGATGGAGAGGAACATGGGGGCAGCTATGGTAAACGGAGCGGTGAAACGCTTTGAAGCTTCCCCATTGGCCAAGGTTGAGGAGGCACCAGTATGATTGCAACCAAGGTAGAACTGCCCTCTGGCATTGACCGCATGAAGTTCTCTGATGAGGAACTTACAGGATTTCTCAAGGTTGGGGCAAGGGGTGTATCTCAATATCTCCGCAAGTTTTACCGGGAGAAGAACGGCAGGGAAAAGAACAAGCTGGGGGGCAAGCGGACTAATTTCTGGAACCGGATTGGAAACACCGTGAATAATGGTGACCCAAACCACTCCAATAAAGCTGAACCTATTGTGGAAGCCCCCGGACGGGTTGTGGTTACAATAGCCAGCCCCCTTCTCCCGCACAAGATCAAGGGGGGAACGATAAAGGCCAAAAATGTTCAATACCTCACCATTCCGCTTGTTGCAGAAGCTTATGATAAAAGGGCAAGGCGTTTCCCTGACCTGTTTGTCATCAAGAGCAAAAAGGGGAATCTGCTTTTGGTGAAGCCAGACAAGTCTAGCGGGAGTGTTCCGCGCCAGAAGTTCAGCGCCAAGAAAGAGGCAAAGCGGAAGCTGCCCAACACGGAGAGGCCCAAGCGGGAAATCAAGACCTTGGGGCTAAAGGTGCCAGAGCGGGAGACGCCGACAATGCAGGAGGAATCAGGGTTCACCCCTTATTACTTGCTGAAGAAGTCAGTCACCCAAAAGCCTTGGCCTAATAGCATCCCAACAGAGCAACAGATTAAGGATGTGTTTAATGAGGAGGTGAAGGCATACGAAAAGGTTCTTGATGAAAGGAGAGCAGCATAATGCCTTTACCCACTCCAAATGGTGAACCAAAAGATGAATTTGTTTCAAGCTGCATGGCAAACGATACGATGAAAGAGGAATTTCCAGACAAGGGCCAAAGGCTTGCGGTTTGCAATAACCAGTACAAGGCCAAGGGCTTTGAGGAGCAGGACATTGTTCATGCTATTAGCACCTTGCTGCCGGGGGATGAGTTACC